AAATATACCCATACTTGTAATTAATGCAATAGCTATTACAGCTGGCACTAAGTATAGTTTGAGTAATAATCCAGCACGATGCCAATACTTACGCAACCAAACAGTTGCAGTAATCTTAGCGAGTTCAAGTGCTGACCCCATAATGATAACCGGAACGACAGCCCCGGCAAAGATAGTAGTTAATCCTATAATACTATACCATGCGGCGATAGTACTAAGGGTTAATGCTACTAATAATGTGAGGTTGGAAAAACTGAATATTCTTTTAAGCATTGTTTATTTAGTGTAAAACGGACTAGTTAAATAGTCATTCAAATAACTGACCGTATATTTCAATAAATTGTTGATAATTTAATATTAATTTTTGCGGAATGCCAGGCCCTTGATAAGCCAAATAAGTAACACTAGAACCACCGCGTAGTTCATCTACTTCTCTTACTTGGATTATCTCTATTCTGTTTCCATCTTCAAATGTATATGATCTACCTACTAGTGGATGTGTCATATCGCATAACCAAGCACTTGATAGATCAATTGATCTAGTTCTGTTTGATAATCGTTATTACCTAGTCTACGCTTCAACCAGATTGTTTCTAACAATTCTTTAGCATCAAACGACCCTTCTGAAGGCATTGCCTCGCGATCTTGTAATTCTTCAATTAGATCCTTGGTGTCAAAGTCACCGAGATTAACTTCAACTTCTGTATATACAAATCGTGACATGATTTACTCCAAAGAAATTCTTAATTGACCTTCGTTATAGATGTGCAATGCACCTGCCACTTCTGGAGTAGTACATTCTACAACCACTCTACGTTGACCAGCAAGTGTATCAAATACTGATACAACAATGCCGGGCCATTTGTAACCACTAACCTTTTCTACCTTATCACCTACTGCAAATAATGCCATTGTTATACTCCAAAAATATATTTAATCGTTGCTTGAACTTGAATCGCTACCTGTAGTTAATGTAGTTGAATTCCACCATTGCTTAATTTTTTCTTTTTCTTGCAGACGAGCAAGCCTAGCATGTTTTGCTTCTTCTTCTTGCTGCAATCTGTCTTTTTCTTCTTTTTCTTTTTGTGCATTTTCACGAGCCAATGCTAATGCAGCTTCCTTCTTAGCCTTCCTAGCGTAGGATACTACACTAAGAAGGGAAACTGTAACAATCATTAAGCTAACTATTACTACAATTTCAATAGAAGTCATGTCACTTACCAATGTTCATCAATGTTTTTGTATCTCCACCTAACATAGTAGAGGGCAATGCACCATCCCACTTTTCAATCCACTGCAACTTGACATAGTTTTCACCACCGTTGCTTTGAATAGCAGCTGCCTGAATAGCAATAGCTTTAGCTTCACCATCAGCTTGTGCAATACGACTTGCAGCTTCAATTTTAATACGTGCCAAATCTTGTTCAGCTTTAGCAGTTTTCTGAGATGAAATTACTTTATCTTCAATTGCTTGTTGATATGCTTTACTAAAACCAAAGTTCACCAAACTGATGTTACTTACAGTAATATTAAACGGAGCCATTTTAGTAAACAAGTGTTGTAGAATCGCTTGACTAACCATATCACGTTTAGTTACAAGTTCTTCACTTGTATAGTGACCAGTTACACTTTTAAACGCTTCGTTAATGCCAGGGCCAAGAACCTTTTCATCTACGTTAAGTCCATACTCTTTATAGATATGAGGGACTTTAAGAGGGTCAAGACGAAAGTTAACTACAATGTCAGTATGTACTACCTGTAAGTCTTTGGTACCTGCATTAGCACCTTTAAGTTCTGCTTTCTGTAATCGTACATCAACATCCTTGATCTGACTAATAGGATTGACAAAATGAACCCCTTCAGTCAACGGTAGGGGATTAACTTCACCTAATGTAACTTGTACGCCAGTGTGACCTGCACTAATTACAGTGAAACTAGCAAACCCCACCGAAACAAGAATAATTGCCAATCCTGCAGTAATACCAGCAATCTTCTGTTTGAAGTCCGAAAGCATCATAATCAATCCAAAAACCAAAACAGCAATGAGAACACCAGCCATAATATAAAACATAAAAACTCCTAGTTAAAAAAACATTATATCACTTATCGTCACGAAATCTAACGAATCTGGGAAAACGCAAGCTATAACTACCATCTTGATTTTGTGTAATCACATCACATAGGATTTCACAAGTTCGTCCGATAACCATATTCCTGTCACGCCACAAATTATCTCTGTCAGTGTCACTAAAGCCACTACCAACATTGACTGTAATGAACTTGGAATCATCTTCACCGGAGCAAACCAGTGCCCCAAGTCGTCCTTTATTTCTACCGGTGCCTTCTTCAACACCGATCACCTCTAAGTCTACTGTAATCGTAGGTTTCCATTTCATCCAATCTGTACTACGTTTACAGATATATGGAGCAGACATTTCTTTAATCATAATGCCTTCAAAACCAGCATTAACATTGTCCTTAGCATAACGCTCAAGTTGATCCTTACCTGCTGCGGTATCAAGATCAACCATGATATGAGGCAGTAATTCAACATTGGGCATTTCTTCAACGACTGGTCGCATTACATCAAGTAGTGCGATACGCTTTTTCAGTGGCGCATTCCAATGTCCTCTATGAAAGTCAGCAAGTGGAATAATGTCAAAGATATTGAATACACTATCTTCTGCTTGTGCATCAGTCTTACGGCGTGCTTGTCGCATTAGTTCTTGAAAGGTGTTGCCAATTACTTCACCGTCAAGTACAAAACCCTCATAAAGGCTACGACCCTGATCTACTCCGCTACACGCACGAACTATCTTACTAAATTTAGCACGAATCTGGTCTTCAATGTGAGTAAAGTTTTCAAACACTTTACCATTGCGACTGAAACACATGACAGTGGTATCGCCAAAGTCACTATGAGTAACCACAAACAACGCACGAACACCATCCAATTTAGGCTCTAGACGTTTAGTGCCTTTCATTTCAGGACGACCTTCACTATTAGCTGCTAGTTGACAGCTAAAGATTGGGATTTCATATTCAGTCTTTTTACAAATTTTGTTGATAGTAGTACTAGAGATACCTACACGAAGGTCTCTGCGTAATACAGGAGCAAGGAATGTATTCCATTCATCACTATCAAACCGTTCAGCCAAACTCTGTACTGCATCACGGGCAGCATGACCAGTTAATTTGCGTTGGCTAAGTTGATTCATCAGTTCATTGAAGTCATCCCAGGGATTTTCTGCATTAATAATTCCAATAGTATTGGGAATTTGTTTAACACCAAAAACTATATATGGGTTATAACAAACTTTAGCTAAAGCTAAAAAATTGATAGCGTTTGTGCTACCTAGTGTAGCAGCCTCCAATGCCTGTAACAATACATCTTCTTTGTAAAGACGACTCTCTGACGTTTTAAGTTTGGTGACCCATGAAGCTGACATATTGTTCCTTTACTGAATAATTGAATCAATTATAGCATTGAAGTAAATATTTGTCAATCTTTTGGGATAAATAATAGTGTAGTTCGCGGAGCTGGAATTCCCCCAACTACTCTAATGCTAACAAGGAGCAATCAGCATGACTATTTATTACCTCATGGTAAAGACACACAATATAACTGGATTAAAGTATCTGTGTCAAACAAGAAAAAAAGATCCATACCGTTACTCAGGTTCAGGCATAGAGTGGGTCACCCACCTGAAAAAGTTCGGAAAGACAATTACAACAGAAGTTATCTTTCAAACAACAAACAAACAACAGTTAAATGAGTTGGGTAGATATTATAGTCAACTATGGCGGATTGTGGATGCTATAGATGATTTTGGAAATAAAATTTGGGCAAACTTAATCCCTGAAACAGGAGGTGGACCTGGTGTAGCTTACCCAACCCCAGAAATCAATGCCAAGCGATCACAAAAGCTATTAGGAAGAACCTTCCCTCATATGAGGGAATCACCGTCATCGGACACCCGATTGAAGATGAGCCTTAGTCAAAAAGGTATCCCTAAAGGTCCGATGAATGACCAACAAAAATTAATCCGTAAGCTAAAACAAACTGGCGTATTGAAAGGTCCACAACAAATATTGACTTGTCAATGTGGTAAGAGTGGTGGCGCCTCAAATATGAAAAGATATCATTTTAGCAAATGCAAAACTTCCGACTAGCTAAGTTTTAGTACGGCTAGTAGCTACTGCCCTAGATTTACATTCATCTACTACTTCGGGAGGCACATTTTCATAATTACCAAGACTAGCGCATTCATATTCAATTATCACTGAGTTTGGATCATCGGGTTTCATGCATTCTGGATCAACTTTAATCCAGCATAATGCAACACCCAATCCCAGTATACATATGATAATATTTTTAATCATTTTTCCACTAATGCAATTTTTTCATTTTTCAAGATTCTAACCAATTGACGATTGCGTTCATCTTGTTCTTTGCGCTTACGCTTGTCATCCAACTTCTTGTCAATTACCATACTGTCATAGTCACGTGCCCACAGCACACCCTGCATCCAACTGGCAGCACTTTCTAGTGTGCCAACAAACAATTGTGCATCACGGCAATAGATAGGCAACACTTCACTATCTTTGGGAATCAATGCTA